ATATTTTACACCAATAGAATTATGTAAAATAGATACTTATCAAGATAAAATTGATAAAAGTACAGGTAAGAACTTATTTGATAAAGACACAATTTCAATAGCAAAACAAGTAAATATTAACACAATCACACAATTGAGTTCAGGAATTAAAATAAATTATTCTAATGTATCAAGTGGTTGCTATGTAGCATATAATCTAGGAACATACGACAAATGGTTTGGTAAAACAATTAATTTTAGTTCAAATGTAGTAAATAACACATCAAGGTCAAGTGGTTTATATTTATGGTGTGCAGACGATACTAACTTATCGCCATTAACAGTATTAAAGGAAACATATAATACAGGAACAAGTTTTACATTAAGTGATAATTATACATTTAATGATAGTTCGTTAAAAAGCAAAATAGTTGTATTGGTATTATATAAACGAGGAACAACAGCAGTAACAACAAGCGATTATACTGAATTTAATAATTTACAAATCGAGCAAAACACACAAGCCACTGAATACGAGCCTTATGGAACAAATTGGTACATAAAGAAAGCAATAAAGAAAATAGATATGTCTACTATTACAACTTGGGGTAAAGCAACCGATGGTAATTTCTATTCAACAAATTTTGCTAGTACATATAATATAAGCATAGACACTTTATTATCAAATATTTTTACATATAGTGAAAGTACATGGAGTGGTAGTGGCAATTTTGGAATAACATCAACAGGTAATTTATGGATTACAACAGGCGATGCAACGCTAACTGATGCAAACAATGTACCTACATGGTTATCAAATAAAAATGCTGTTATGTATGGAATATTAGCAACACCAACATATACAGAGATTACTGATAGTGATTTAATTGGGGAATTGGAAGATATTGAATTACTAGAAGGTATGAATAATATTGATGTAGATAGTCCAAACTTAAATGCTTATTTACATATAAAGTATATTAATGAAATTGATACTATTGATGAAGATTATTTAAAAAATATTAATGTTACATTTAAAGAAAAATATGGTCCAGTCAATTCAGTAGTGTTAAGTAGAAGTTTAGAAACTGACAATGTATATTTAAGAAACGAAACAAGTGTGGCTACAAATGGTTTATGCGAGGTAAAAATAAAAGATAATCAAATAATGAATTTTAATGATAGGAGCGAATATCTACCTGATATTTTAGAAAAATTAAATGGTTTAAAATATTATGCCAATGATTTTGATAGTAATGGTATTCTTTACTATGAATTCTATGATATATATAACGTAAGCATAGAAAACAAAAAATATAAATGTTTATTGTTAAATGACGAAATAACAATTGAAAGTGGTTTATCAGAAACAATATACACACAAAAACCAGATACAAGTGTTTCGGATTACGAAAAAGCTAGTAAAGACGATACAAAGGCAACATTAGAATTAGATAAAATAAACTCAAGACTTAAGGTTGTTGCAAAAAAAATAACATTAACTACAAGTGATGATGGCAATAGTGCTGGCATTGTAATTCAAGCCTTTAATGAAAATGATGAAAAAATTAGTGAAGCAAGTGGTACTATCGAAATGAGTGGTAAAGTATCGTTTACGGACTTAAGTACAAGCAATCCTACAACAACAATAATAAATGGCGACAATATAACAACAGGTGTTATAAAATCTAGTAACTATGTTGCCAATACAAGTGGTACAAAAATTGATTTAAGCGATGGTACAATAGATAGTAAGAATTTTAAATTAGATGCAACAGGTCAAGTGACAGCAACAAATGTTACATTGACAGGTGGAGAAATTAAATCATCTAACTATGTATCAGGCTCAACAGGTACAAAAATAAATTTAAACGATGGTAGTATTGATAGTAGATATTTTAAAGTAAGTTCAACTGGGCAAATAACTTCAACCGGTGGTACTATTGGTGGTTGGACGATAGACAGTAGTAATGGCTTTACTGGTGGAACTAACATATCTTTATATAAAGATGGACGTATGTCTTTAAAAAAGAATGGTTGGTTAAATGCAGGAGATACTGGATACTGGTTATTAGGCAACGGAACATCTTATAAGGCGTTACTTGGAGATGATTATTCTTTTGGTAACAACATAACGAGTGCCTTAACGGTATCAATTAAAAGAGGTAGTGATGGAGAAGTAATTTCGGAAACAGGAACTGCTGGTGTAATTACTACAAATGGAAGTTTAGTGTTGGGTGCTAAAAGTGAATTAATGGCTTTGTCTGCACAAAATATGAATATATATACAACACAAAATATGGCGTTTTGCGTAGATGGGACATTAAATTATAGAGTTTCTTCTCTATATATGAATGGCAGAGAAGGACGCACAATTACAATAATATATAGAAATAGTAACAATCAAAATAGAGATTTATATTTTGAAAATGGTATATTGGTAGGATACACATAGGAGGTAATAATTATGGAAAAACCATTTACATTAAGAATTAAAGATATTGAAAGTAAAATTATTGAAATTTTAAATGAGGAAAATCTTCCATTTTATATTTCAAAAATAATCATAAAGAATATTTTTGATGATATTCATAGAGCAGATGTTGAAGAAATAAGCAAATATGAGCAAGAATTAGAAAAAGAATTTAAAGAAAGCGAAAATAAATAACTATGTTTATATTAGGATTTATGCTCGGTGGAATAATGGGCTTTATCATTCTTGCTATATTCCAAATAAACAAAGAAGAAAAGTAGTAATTTTACTACTTTCTTTTTTTATGATATAATAATATAAAGGAGGTATGCTTATGTGGAAAATAGTTGTTGGGTTAGTAAGCCTTATGTTAGCAAATATATTGTTAGGTGCAAGTTACGCAACATTAAAAAAAGAATTCAATTGGGAAAAATTTTGGAATGGTTTTGCCAAATTTATGTTTATTGTTGTGGCTATATGCTTAATGTATTTATGTAGTTATCTTAATCCTGACATTATGGTAGCAAATATAAATGGACAAGAAGTTAATTTAATAAGTGGTATGGAAGTAATATTTATTGCTGGTATTGTTTTCTATGGTTATCAAGATTTAGTTAAATTAAAAGATTTATTACAGTTAAAGCTAGAAATAAAGGAGGAAGAATAATGAAAGCTATTGAAAAGGTATTTAAAGAATATAATGACTATTATATTACCGATAAATTTGGACCTCGTGAGCCAATAAAAACGCCATCAGGCACAACAAGTTCATTTCATAAAGGAGTAGATTATGGCACACATTCAAAACCATATAATCAATATGCTGTTGAAGATGGTGTAGTATTGGAAGCAAGTACAAACAATTCATGTGGTAATTATGTTTGGATTGAATATCCAAGATTAAATTTAAAGATGTGTCATTATCATTTAAAGGAATTTTATGTTAAAAAAGGACAAAAAGTAGATAACAACACATTAATAGGTATAACAGGTAAAACTGGTATGGCAACAGGTGTTCATTTACATTTAGGAATATTTGATTATGCTAAAAATGATTATATTGACCCAGAAGAATATAATTATGTTGAATATCAACCTGCCGAATTAAAATATAATATTGGCGATAAAGTTATTGTTAATGGTGTGCTATATGAAAATTGCTATGGTGGTAAGACTGGTAAAACAGTCACTGACAAACACACAATTATTACTAGAAAAATTGATGATAGACCAGTTCCTTATCCATACAATACAAGTGGAGATATAGGTTGGGTATCAGAAGATGAACTTTCTCCAGAAGAAGAACCAGTAACTGACTATAAGAAACTTTATGAAAAAGAACTTTTAATTAATAAAGATTTAAAATTACAAATTGAACAATTAGAAGAAATAAATAAAGAATTAAAAAATCGTATTTATACAGCAACTGATATTTTAACAAAATAAGCCAATTTAAGACACGAAACACGAAAGTAGTAGAATTATACTACTTTTTGTTTTTCATTGAAATTTGACCGATAGAATTAAAAAATATGACTATATTAATGTGCTTGTACAATAAATTTAAAAACTTTACATTTTTTAATAAAAAGTGTTGACATAGGTATTTTATTGTGATACAATAGTATTACAAGAAAGGAAAGAGAGGTATAAAAAATGTTTTATAGTGATGACCCAGTAAGAGATTGGGATAGATATTGTGACTATTTAGATAATATGAGCAACGAAGAAGAAAAGGATACAAGTGATTACGAGTATGACCGTTACAAAGATGCAATGTTAGAACAAGAGTATGAAGGGGCTGAATAAAGCCCTTCCCACAAGGGAGAAAGGAGAATATATGAAACAACTATATACAATAGTTAAAAACGAATTAAGAGAAAACGAAAATATTTGGATAAACTTAAAAAGCCAAGAAACAACTGATGAATGGTGGAAATTTGAGGAATTTACATTTGACCAATTATTTAATAATTATAGTGGCAAAGAAAAAGTTATAAAATTTTGGCACGAAGATGGTTTATGTATAATACTTAACTTATAATTTTTGAACAAGGAGGTTTAATATGTTAGAAGAACAAGAAAAACAATACTACGAAAACATAATAAAAGCATTACAGGATATAAGACAAGACATAAAAGAATTAAATGAAAGGTTGGATTTGAATGAAAAAAATTAAAGTATTAGCAATTATAACAATAGTTATATTAGTAATAATAGCGTTTGAAAATTGGGAAAATAAACAAATAGAGAAATGCGTAAATGCAGGAAACAGCAAAGAATTCTGCGAAGTTAAATTAGGTAATTAGGAGGTTAATTATGCAAGTAGAAACATTTAGGATTGATAATTTTACAAAAGAGGAAATGGAAAAATTTTTAGAAAAAGCTAATATTAGCAAATCAAATTTTATAAGAATTTGCATCATTGAAAAATTACAAAGAATAAATAATCAAGAAATAAAGGGGTAAATATGAAAAGGGAAGAATATTTAAAATTGCAAGGAATTAAAGAAGAATTAGAAAGACTAGAAATTTATACTGAAACTCACTCATTAAATGAAGCAAAAAGAAAAAGTATGGGTGATAAAATATATGAATTAAGGAATTTAAAAAGCAATTTAGAATTCAAAATAAAATTAAGTAATATGCTAGGAGGTAATCATGAAAAAATTAAATAAAATTATTAAGAAAATAAAAATATATATTAAAAATAAAGAAAAAATGGAAAAAGAAATCGAAGATTTAAAGAAGCAAATAGCCGATGATGAGGAAATAATTGATTTTATTATTTTTGAAAATAACAACCATAAAAATAGATATATTCAGGAACACAAAAAATATTTAGAGTTGTATAAAAAAGTACACGAAAAAGAAAAGAGTAAAACAAAATGCAAAAAATAAAAATATTATTATATGATATAATAAATGATAAAAAATTTTTTAAACATTTTGAAACTGAATACGAACGAGATAAATTTGTTGCAAGATTAAAATATTCTAAAAAACTTATGTTATTAAATGACTACAAAGACTATATAGATTAATTCAAAAAAATACTAAAAAAGTATTGAAAAAATATTTTGTTTGTAGTATAATAATATTAGTTAGGAGGTAGAAGAAATGGAAAAACAATACATTCATTTTCAAGTTGAAAAAGAATTAAAAAAACAGCTTGAAGAAGAAGCAAGACAAAAAGGGTTGTCATTAAATGCTTATATTAGAATGCTTTTAATAGAGAGAGGCAAATAATGACTAAAGAAGAATATCTAAAGGAGTTAAATAAGGCATTTGGTGATTTTAAATTTTTTGATAGTGACCATCATTATGAATATAAAGGCAAAAAAGTTGGAATATCAGTTACAAGACTTATTGAAGATTATGTAAATGAATTTGATGCTGAAGCGGTTGCTGAAAAGGTAGCCACTAAAGAAAACAAGACAATTCAAGAAGTATTAGCTGAATGGGAATATAAAAATAAATTTGCTTGTGAAAAAGGTAGCAATTGTCATGAATATGCACAAAGTTTATGGAGTAAAAAGCAATGGATACCAACAGGAATTATTAGAAGTGGAGATTTTATAACAGCAGTTGAAAAAATAAGAATACAAGCAAACAATTTTTATCAAGATTATAAAGATAGATTAGAACACCTTGCAGATGAATTTGTTGTAGGTTCTGATGAATATGATATAGCAAGTGCTATCGACCATTTATTTATAAATAAATTAACAGGTGGACTTGTATTAATTGATTACAAAACAAATAGTGATATTCACAAAAATGAAAAATATGCTAAAGATATGAAAATACCATTAAATCACTTAAAAGACTTCACATTAAATCATTACTACATTCAGCTATCAATTTACAAATACCTAGTAGAAAAATATACCAACTTAAAGATTGAAGATTTCTTTATAGTTTATATGAGTGAAAATATAGAGAATTACGAAATTATAGAAATACCTTATTTAAAAAAAGAAGTTAAATTAATATTGGAGAATAGGAGGGTAAAGAATATGAATAGCGTTCCAGTATTATTAATAGGACAATCAGGAAGTGGAAAATCAACAAGTTTAAGAAACTTTAAGAGTGATGAGGTTGCTGTTGTTAATGTTTTAGGCAAACCATTGCCATTTAAAACTGATATTAAAGCACCAAAGTTAGATGATTATAATGCAATATTAAAAGCTATTGCAGGAACTAAAAAGAAAACAATAGTTATAGATGATGCTAATTATCTTATAACTAATGAATTTATGAATAAATCAAGTGTTAAAGGCTTTGATAAATATAATGAAATGGGTAATAATTTCTTTAACCTTATCAATGGAATTAAAAATATTGAAGGTGGTAAGACAGTTTACTTAATAATGCACGAAGATACTGATGAAAGTGGAAACATCAAACCAAAAACAATTGGTAAGTTGTTAGATGAGAAAGTAAATATTCAAGGAATGTTTACAATTTGCATTCGTTCAATGTTTGATAATGGCAATTACATTTTTAGACTAAAAACAAATGGTCAAGATTGTGTTAAAACTCCATTTGGAATGTTTGAAAATGATACAATGGAAAATGATTTAAAAGCATTTGATAAAGTTGTTAGAGAATATTATGAATTAGACAAAATTGAAGATAAGAAGGAGGAAGAATAATGGAAGAATTATTAAATTTATATGCAACTAATGAATTAGAATTAAATGATATTGAAGAACAAATTAGTATTGCAATTAAACAATTACAAAATAGACAACAAGAATTACAAAATAAAAATGATGAAATTAGAGAACAAATAAAAAGTGCTATGGAAGAAAATGAAATAAAAAAATATGAAAATGATTATATTGCTATTACTTACGTAGCACCAACAACTAGAACAACAATTGATAGTGCATTACTAAAACAAAAATATGAAGATATTTATAAAGAATGTTCTAAAGTTAGTGAAGTTAAATCAAGCATTAGAATAAAAATTAAAGATATACCAACTGAAAAAGTTGATAATGAAGAAAATTTATTAGATATATAGGAGGAAAATAAATGGAAAAAATTAATGATTGGGAAAAAGTAGAGGCAAAAGGAATGGACGATTTTAAAGCATTGCCTATTGGAGCTTATGAATGCGTAATTAAAGAAGCAGAAGTACATAAAAATGAAGAAAATGGGAAAGAAACATTTAAAGTTGCGGTTGATATAGCAAGTGGTGAATATAAAGGTTATTATCAAAAAAGATATGACAACAATAATAACTCAAATAAAAAATGGGATAACAACGCAACAAGATATTTAGCTTTTCAAGGAGACAACACAGCCTATTTTAAAGGTTTTATAACTTGCGTTGAAAATTCAAATACAGGTTACAAATGGAATTGGGAAGAAAAGACATTAATTGGTAAAAAGATTTGTGGAGTATTCCAATATGAAGAATATGAAAAACAAGATGGAAGTAAAGCCGTTAAGGTTAGATTAAGTAAATTTAGAAGTTTAGATAAAATGAACGAAATTGAAGTAAGAGATAGTGTTAGATTATTGAGTGGTACATACATGAGCATTGATGACTATAACGAAAATAAAGAAGAAAGTTCTGCAAGTCCATTTGAAGATTTTGGCGATACAGTTGAAATTACTGACGATATTTTAGATTAATTTATAAAAATGTAAAGCAACTAAAAAAAGTTGCTTTTTTGTTGTAAAAATAGTTGACAACTAACAAAAAAATAGTGTATAATTAACTTAAGTATAGGAGGTAAAGGAAATGAGATATATATTGAAACAGGATGTTGACGTAGATTTTGGAATTGTTAAAGATTACGAAATCGCCGAAAGAATTGGAATTCATAAAGTTACATTGAGCAATATTCTTAATGGCAAAGTTTCTACAACAAAACCAATTGCGTTATATATTACCATTTTAAATGGCGGCAAAGAAAAAGATATTGAAAAATATTTCAAAAAAGTTAAATAGAAAGGGAAATATAATATGACTGAAAAAGAACTATTTTCAAAAGATACATTTATTGACCTTTTCAATTTAAACGAACTTGAAAGAACTGAACGAGAAGATGAATTGTTTATTGAAGCTAGAAAACTTGGAGTTGAAAAACGTTTTAAAGAAAGTTTAAAAAAATATCAATCAATTCTAAATAAAAAAATATCAATAGACAATGAGTTGGATTTACCATATTGTAAGTATGATATTAACAAATATAAAATGGGTAATTATACTTGCACTATTGATGGAATAACTGATAGATATAATACAAAGTTTAGTTATATTCCTGTTCTACCAGTTGAAAGATATATTAATGAAGATACTGGCAAAGAAAAGGTTAAGATTATATTTTACAAAGAAAATCAATGGAAAGAATTGATTGTAGATAAAAGTCAATTATCAATTAACCAAAAATTATTGCTATTAAGTGATGATGGGCTTGATGTTACAAGTGAAAATGTAAAATATTATATTAATTATTTCAACGAGATAATGAATATAAATAATATTAAAAAATTAGATAGTATTTCACACATTGGGTGGAAAGAAAATGACTTTGTTCCTTATGATAGTCATGGCATATTTGATGGTGCTGATGATTTTAAAAATATTTATAAATCAATTGGAAGCAAAGGAAATTATGAAAAATGGAAAGAATGCGTTGCCGAATTAAGAAAGCACAAAGTAATAAAGTTACTTATGGCTACAACTTTGGCTAGTCCACTACTAGAAAAATTGAATTTACAGCCATATATGGTTAATTTGTGGAGTTCTTTATCTGGAAATGGTAAAACTTTGAGCTGTATGGTTGCAATGTCAATTTGGGGTAATCCAGACATTGGGGCGTTAAGGCTATCAAGTAACAACACGCAAAATTATTATTCGGTTGTTGCAAGTTTTATGAGAAACTTTACTTGTTATTTTGATGAATTACAAATTGTTAAAAGGTCAAAATACCTAGATTTAGAAAGTTTAGTAATGGATTTATGTAATGGAACTGAAAAAGGTAGATTAAATAAAAACAGCCAAGCAAGAGAAGTTAAAGTTTGGTTTAATAACTTCTTATTTACAAGCAATGATAGATTAGTTAAGGAAAACGCTGGTGAACAAGTTTATAATAGAGTTATTGACTTGGAAATTGGTGAAAAAATTATTGAAAATGGTCAAGATATTGCAAAAATAATTAAGGAAAACTATGGATTTGCTGGTAAGGAATACATTAAATATATTCAAAGTATAGGTTTTGACGTTATATTTGAAAGATTTAAAAAAATATTAAGTCAAATACTTAAAGAAACACCTGCAACAGACAAACAAGCTAGTTCTTTAGCTAGTATATTATTAGCAAATGAATTAGCTAATGAATGTATATTCCACGATGATTATATTTTGCAAGTAGAAGATATTAAAGAATATGTAAATGATAAAAGTGAAATTAAGACCGCAATTAAAGCTCAAGAATATATTATTAGTATCATGAATGCTAATTATAAAAAATTTGAAGAATTTGGTTTTGGGGAATGTTGGGGAATTAAAGATGATTTTACTTGTACTATAAATGCTCAAATCTTATTTAGAGAGCTTGAAAAAGGTGGATATGAATTCAATACAGTAAAAAAAGATTGGGTTGATATGGGTTTCCTAGAATTAAATTCGCAAGGAAGATATATACACCAAACAACAGTTAGAAAAGAAAAAGGTAGTTTTATTAGATTAAATTTAAGTGCTGTAAATGGCGATAAAGATGATGAAAAATTAGAATAATGTAAGTTTAACTTACATCAAAATAACATAAAACTTACCAAAAAAATGTGAGTTTGCCCTTATAAAATAACAAAAACTTACAAACTTACATAATTTTGGTATATACACATATATATAGAAAAAAATATAAAAATATAAATTTTCTATATGTTGTGTATATAGAAAAAAATGTAAGTTTTGTAAGAACACTAATAAATATAAGGGTAAAACTATATAAAATATGTAAGTTTTATGCAAGTTTTATGTAAGTTTTATGTAAGTTTTTATATTATAGGAGGTATTTATGGATAAGTATAATGATTTAGAATTATCTATTTTAGGTTGTTTTTTAAGAAAACCCGAATTATTAGATACTACTAAATTAGAAGATAAACATTTTATAAAACATAAAAAGATATTTATATTTTTTAAAGCTGTTTATAAAAAATTTGGCTCATTAGATATTAATATTATGTATTCTATTTCTAAAAATAAATATAGAATAATAGAGTATATAATATGGATTACACAACATTATGGTTTTCCTAGTTTATATAATACTTATGAGCAACAACTTATTTATTTATATGATGAAAATAAAAAAAATAAATATATAATTGATAAAGTTTATGAATTAGCTAATGAATTATTTGTTAGAAATATAGAAGTTAGTGAATTCAGAAATAAAGTAGATAAGATATATGCAAATGCAGATGAAATGTTTAAGGAGCTATTATGAACAATTTAATAATTGTAGACACTCGTGAAAAAGGCAATAAGAAAATACTTGAATATTTTGATAAAGTTAATCAAGATTACATCATTTCAAAACTTGATGCAGGTGATTATATGCTTTATAAAAATTTTGACACAATTATAGACAAGAAAGACGGATTGCTTGAATTAAGTGGTAATCTTTGCAGAACTAGTGAACATGAGCGTATTAAAAGAGAAATAGCAAAAGCCAAAGAATTAGGTTGCAGCAACTTTATATTTCTTATACAAGATAACAAAATAAAATCTGCTGAAGATATTAAAAATTGGTCATCAGTTCATACAAAGGTTAAAGGTTCTACTTTATTAAAAATAATGGTAACTATGAAGAAAAAATATGATATTCGTTTTATTGTATGCCCTAAAAAAGACATGGGTAAAAAAATAATTGAATTATTATCAAAAAAGTATTGACAATAGTATTAAATAAGTATTATAATAGTATTAACAAGAGGAGGTATAAAATGAAAATAATAGATGAGTGGAAACCTATTAGAAATTTTGAAGGTTATTATATAAATCGTAATGGTGAAGTAAAAAGTACAAATACTTTTAAAGGTACAAAAGAAATTATTTTAAAAGGTTCTATTTCTAATAAAGGTTATAAAATAGTTAATCTTATGAATTGTGGAAAAGTGTATAGTAGAACAATACATAAGTTATTAGCACAAGCATTTATTCCTAACCCTAATAATTTACCTTGTATAAATCACAAAGATGGGAATAAGTTAAATAATTCATTAGACAATTTAGAATGGTGTGATTATGGTTATAACGAAAGTGAAGCATATAGATTAAAATTAAAAAGACCTAGATTAAAACCTAGAAAGATAAAACAATTAGATAAACATAGTGGTGAATTAATAAGAATATGGAATAGCAGTTATTCACCTTATTATGAATTAGGTTATAGTGCTAGTAATATAAATATGTGTTGTAATGGTAAAAGAAAAACTGCTAATGGTTATATATGGAGGTTTGTAGATGAAAACAATTCGTGTAATTGATTTATTAAATAAAATAGCAAATGGAGAAGAAGTGCCAAAAAAAATTAAATATAAAGATTTTATTTATGAATATTTTGAACAAGAAACTGTAATAGATTATAGATGTTATGATGAAAAAACTGAATTGTATGGTTATTTATCATCTTGTGTTGATTATGAAGCTTTTAATATTTTAGACAATGAAGTAGAAATCCTAGAAGAAGAAAAGAAAATACCTGAAAAATTAGATATTTATGATGAACTACAATCGTTACTTAAAGACAATAATATTGATGAACATAATTTACATAAAATGCTTAAAAAAATAGAATTAAAGCAAAATGAAATAATAGATTATCTTAAAAGCAAAGGAGATGAATAAGAGATGAAAGATTTAAAAATATTTACAAACAATATAGAACAAAGTGCTAAAGAACAAATAGACTTATTATTAGAACAAGAAGCATTTAAAAATTGTAAAGTAAGAATTATGCCTGATGTTCACGCAGGAGCAGGTTGTGTAATTGGTTTTACAGGTAATTTAGGCGATAAAGTAATACCAAATATAGTTGGTGTAGATATTGGTTGTGGAATGTTATGTGTTGAATTAGGTAATATTGATATTGATTTTGATAAATTAGATGAAATCATAAGGAAATATATACCTAGTGGAATGAATGTACATCAAGAAAATAAAAATGATGTTGATTTTAAAGATTTATATTGTTACAAAGAGTTAAAAAATAAAGATAATTGGTTAGAAAAGTCATTAGGAACTTTAGGTGGCGGTAATCATTTTATTGAAATTGATGCTGATGATGAAAATAATAAATATTTAGTTATTCATACAGGTTCAAGAAATTTAGGAAAACAAGTTGCTGAAATATATCAAAATAAAGCAATAGAATATTGTTCTTATAAAATGGAAATGCAAGAAGAAAAAAATAGAATAATTAAAGAATATAAAGAACAAGGCAAAGAAAAAGAAATACAACAAGCATTAATTGATATAAATAATAAATATAACGGCAAAACAAAACTACCTAAAGATTTGTGTTATTTGGAAGGTAAAGATAGAAAAGAATATTTACACGATATGAAAAAATGTCAAAATTTTGCTGTGGTAAATAGAAGTAGTATAGCAAACATTATTTTATACAATATGGGGTTTGGTGGCTTAGATAGTGTTCCATACTTTCAATGTATTCATAACTATATTAATTTTGAAGATAATATAGTTCGCAAAGGCGCAATATCCGCTAGAAAAGGTGAAAAAGTAATTATACCTATGAATATGAGAGATGGTTGCATTATAGGAATTGGGAAAGGCAATGAAGATTGGAATTATTCAGCACCACACGGAGCAGGAAGAACAATGTCAAGAAACATTGCAAGACAAACTTTAAATATGGAAGATTATAAAAATTCTATGAATGGTATTTATACAACATCAGTAAATGAAGAAACAATAGATGAAGCTCCTATGGTATATAAACCAATGGAAGAAATAATTGAACACATTAAAGATACTGTTGAGGTTGAAAAAATAATTAAACCAATATACAACTTTAAAGCAAGTGAATAATTTAGAAAGCGAAGTGAAATAATATGGAATTATGGATTAGAAGTCAAAAAGGCAATAAAAATATAATACAAAGTTTATCTAAAGTATCTAATGTATGGATATGTAATGCAAAACCGACTACTATTGAAGACCACGATGGACCATTAGGCGAATATAAATCAAGTGAAAGAGCATTAGAAGTGTTAAATGAGATACAAAGTATATTAATGCCTAAATGTATAATAAATTCAAAATCTATCAAATTAAGTAAGCCTTATGAGGAAAATGGTATGGTATTAATGGATTGTAATGCCGATGCACGATTAGAGCAGTTATCAACTTATGTATATGAAATGCCACAAGAATAGAAAGTCAGGTGTAAATAGATTTATGAATAAATATTTAATAGCAAATGTAGGCTGTGATGACCATACTGAATTTGTAATGGAATTAGATGATAAAGAATTACAAACTATTATTAGATTTTGTGATGAAAATAATAAAGTTGCCGATTATCAATGTAAACCAGAAATACATATATATAAATATGATGAAAGTAAAGAAGAATACTGGGAATATGGTGAAAAGCCTTTAAACAAAAATTATGAAGATTTTGAAAAGGAGAATAAATATGAGAAAATATAATGAAAAAATGATAATAAGAAATGGAAAAATGATTTATGCCATTAGTTTAAAAGATAAATCAAGCCAAGATAAACAAGATAGAAACTATGTTTTAATAGATGATGGTAAAGTATATTTTACTGATTGTTGGTATTCGGGTGCTGTTGAATTTGATTTTAATGATGAAGCACATAGAATTGCTAAAGAAATATTTGTATCTCAATTACAAGTAGATATAAAAAGAAGAATACTTGAATTAAAACAATTAGAAGAAATATTTGATAGTATTGATTTAAAAGAATGTATAAGTGATAGCATTGTAAATAATAGTAAAATACTTTTAGAATTAAAAAAAGAAGTAATAAAGGAAACTAAAGAGGAAGTAAATAATGCTATTAAAGAGCAAGTAAAACCTATTGCTAGAAAGAAACCTAAAATAGAAAGCAAAGGTGAGTAATAATGAATGTAGAAGAAATAATAGAATATTTAAAACACCATATACCAGTTATTATAAAAGATGGCAAAGGTTGGTGTAATGCTGACATAAGTTTAGAAAATGGCACATTAGTTGTTAAACCTGATTATAAAATGCCATTTGATGATTAAGGTAGGTGAGTAATAATGTTAAAGATAAAAGATAATGTAGATTTAAAAGAATTAGAAAAATATAATATTAAAAAAGGCTATTCTATGTTTAGTATGGACAATATATATGGGTATATTGATGATAGTAATAAAATATTTATTACAACTAGACCTTGGTGGAGTATGGACTATTATTACTTGTATGCAGATGGAGAAAATACATTATATGACCTAATACAAGCAGATTTAGTAGAAAATGTAAGTGATGAGTAAATGACAATAGATAAAACATATAATATACATAAAATAATAAATTGTAATTTTTCACATTTTAAAAGTAAATGGTTATGTAAACATAATAAACATAATTACGAATTGCACAACAAAATAGAAAATATACCTGTAATTACTAAAAAAACAGTGAAAGAAGAAATAATAGAAAATCATAAAATATGGAAAACATATTGGAAATGTAGATGTTGTGGAAAGGAAATAGAATTTTATGAATAATGAAATAAAAGAAACATTTGATATGCAAGAATTATTTAAAGAGTGGAAACAATTTTTATCTTGGTGTTATGAAAATAATGATAAAACGGTAGAAATACATAGAGATAAATTAAAATATACTATGGATTACATAACAAACCTAGAGAAAAAATATGAAAATGCTGTCGCCGATTATGAAATGGAAAAAGCCAAAAATAACATAATTGTTAAATTAGGCGATGAATATAAGTCAACAATAGATGATTTACAAAAGCATTGTTTAAATCAAAAAACAAAAATAACAAACCTAGAACAAGAAAATAAACAATATAAAGAATATGTAAAAGAATTAAAAGAAAGTTTAATGAATTATCATATTAAAAACAATAAATTAATAGAAAATGCTATACATAATGATAAAGTAGTAGATAAAGCAAGATGGAATGAAATGCTTTACAAATCAAGAATAGATAAAGCAATAGAATATATAAAAGAAAAAACAACTAATGAATATACAGGAGAAGAATTAGGTTATAGTGACAATATAGATTATGAACATTTATTAAACATCTTAACAGGTGGTGATGAATAAATGCAACATAGAACATTAAAAGAATATAAAGAAGAAGTATTTGATAAATTAGATGAACAAACTAAATTGGAATGGTTATATGAAATGAGTGAAAAGTTATGTAATATAGAAGAATATATATTAAAATTACAAGAAAATGATGATATAGAAATATGGAGAGAAAATGGTTATTGGGCTTATATATTACATTTAATAGGTGGTGATGAAGAATGATAAAAGTAAAATTAAATCAATTATCATTAAATGATGTTCTTTATGATGTAGGGGATAGATATGCTTGTCATCACGAACTTAAAGAAATTGTTATAAAATCATTAAAATTCGATACAACCCTATATATAAATGATTATTATAGATTATATTATAATGCAAATGAAGATTATTATTATAATTATGAATTGTTTTTTAGCAAAAAGAAAGCAACTAATGTAGTAAATGAATATATTAAACAGCAAAATAAAAGAAAAGAAAAATATGCAAAAGAAAAAGAAATTGAAGAAAAATATAAGCAACAAATTATAGATGATAAATTAGAAGAAAAATATGTTGGTAAACCTATTATGTTATATCGTGGTAAAGATGGTTGGATAAAAACAAAATGTAAAGAAGTGTGTGCTTGGGAAACAGGTATATATTTAGTTCCTGATTTCTATGGACACATTTGTAAACTATCTCGTGAAGGAAATACTTGGAAAATGTGGAGTGAATTAGAGGAATTAGAAGAAGAAAAGAAAAAGTTAGAAAAAAGAATAAAAGAATTGAAAAATAAGTAGGTGTTATATGGAAGAAGAATGGAAACCAATAAAAGATTATGAAAGTTTATATGAAATATCTAATTATGGAAATATAAAAAGTAAAGATAGAATAGTAAATGCTAAACATAATTCAAAAAGAATAGTTAAAGGCAGAAATATGTCTTTCTTTATAAATAAAAGTGGTTATTTAGAAGCAACATTATGTAAAAATAGTAAAAAGAAATTACATAGAGTTAATAGACTTGTGGCAGAAACTTTTATACCAAATTCAGAAAACAAGCCTTGTGTTAATCATAAAGATGGAAATAAATTGAATAACAATGTAAATAATTTAGAGTGGTGTACTTATAGTGAAAATTTGATACATGCATGGAAAAATGGGTTATGCAAACCTAGAAGAAAAACAAAAATAGGAGGTAAATAAATGAAAGAAATAACAAGAGCTATGTTACATATATACAAGCCATATAGTGATTTAGACTGGTTAAATTATAAAATAGTTAAGAAAGATTTAACATTTCATCACATTGTAAAACGAGTAGATGGTGGAAGAAAAGAAATATCAAATGGAGCTTTGCTCATGGATTTTGCACATAATTATTTACACATTATTGAAGATAGAGATAAACATATTTATGATTTATTAAATAAAGAGTTTATGATAATAAATAGACAATTACACGAGCCTGATATAGAACAAAGGGAAGCCATTGAGTTTATGCTACAAGATTTTGAATATCACAATGCAGATGAGCTTAATTCAAAAGGTAAGATTTTAATTAAAGAAAAGTATTTAAGGAGATGGTATTAAATGACTGAATTAGAAAATCTAATGTTACAAATAGAAATGGAAGATATTAATAATAAACTAGACTTTATTAGCAACGAATTAGACAATAATCCAACACCTTATGAAAGAGAACAATACAAACGTGCAACAAGAACATTAGAAATAAGATACAAACAATTAGAAAACAAATTATGGAAAGAGCAGGAAAACGAATGGAAAAAGACACGTTAATTAAAGTAAGGGATTATTTAACACACTTTTTAAGTAAAATGGATTTAGTTGAAACCGATAAAGTAGAATTAATGATTAATATCAACAAGTTTCTAGACCCTAACAAATATGAAGAAAATATTAATGTATTAAAAAAACATAAATAAATCCCACTTGCCTTTTTTAAGAACTTATGATATAATTATATCGTGATATGAATATGTCACAAACCCCTTTTTATTCTTTAGAAAAGGAACGAGTTCTTTCATTAATACCTCCTCGTTCTTTTTTTCTTGATTTTATAGTCGTACTATGATATAATTATATTGTAAAAAGGTAGGGGTACTATGAATTTAGAAATTAATCCAAGCTGGACTTTTAAAGAAACTGTTGCACATTTGAAGACGTTAAGAGAACAATATGAGGGTATCTTATCGTCTTTTTATTATCTTGAACTTCCAAGACTAGTTGAATTTAAAAGAAATGTGCGCAACTCATTTTATGCTTTGAATATTGAAGAATATGAAAAAGACAAAATATGGAATTACATGAACCACTTTGAATATTACTATGTTTTAAAAGGAATGGCTGATAGAAGAAAAAACTGAAAATAGACAAAAAACACTTTTAATGGTATAATTTATATTGAATTAAAGGAAAGTAGGTGATTGTATGCCTGTTAAAAAAGTTAAAGGTGGATACAAATATGGTAAAACTGGCAAAATTTATAAATCTCGTGCCAAAGCTGTTAAACAAGGTAGAGCAATTGCTATTTCTAAAAAGAAAAGAAGTAGGTGATATAAGTGGCAAGAATAGATGAATGGTTAGAACCTGAAAAGCTTATATTACTTGAAGGCTGGGCTAGAGATGGCTTAACAAAGGAACAAATAGCTCATAACATAGGAATTGGGAGAACCACTTTATTTGAATGGGAACAAAAAGAGCCGAACATAGCGAACATGATAAAAAAAGGCAAAGAAGTTGCCGATTATGAAGTAGAAAATGCTTTATATAAAAAATGTCTTGGCTATAACACTTTACTGAAAAAAACTTTTAAGTTAAAAAGAACCGAATATAGTGCAGATGGTAAAAAGATAAAAGAATATGAAGAACTTGTCGATGGATATGAAGAAACTCATATTCCTGCTGATACTACGGCGCAAATATTTTGGTTAAAGAACCGAAAGAAAGAACAATGGCGAGACAAGGTTGAATATTCAAATGTAAGTAGTGAAACAAATAATCAAATACAAAATATTGCTAATTTATTAAATAATCCTAAACCAAATAGGAGTGAAGAAGATGTACAATGAGTATGCTGATTTTTGCTTAAAACAAGCTGAATATATTAACAAATGTCAAACAAGCTGGCTTAACATCGCTCACGGTGGAAAACGTGGTGGTAAGAACGTAACAAACGGATTAGCCTTTTGCATAGCGTTAGAGAACCACCCTAACAAATTGCATTTAATAGCTGGTTATGATACATCTTCTGCAAAATTAAATATACTTGATTGTGATGGTTATGGTATATTGAATTATTTTTCAGGTAGATGTCATGAAGGCAAATATAAAAATCGTGAATGCTTATATGTTGACACAGCAACAGGTCAAAAGGTTTTGTTAATAAGTGGTGGTGGTAAAGCTAACTCTTATAAAACAATTAAAGGTAACACTTATGGTATGGCTTATGTAACCGAAGCCAATGAATGCCACCCAGACTTTTTAAAAGAAGTCGAAGATAGAACCATTTCTAGTGATGACAGAAAAATATTTCACGATTTGAACCCTAAATCACCAAAACATTGGTATTATGAAGATTATTTGAAATTTCACGAAGAACAGCAAAAAAACAATCCTGATTATGGATTTAATTATTGTGAATTTAATATTTTTGATAATCTATCAATAAGCAATGATAAGTTAAAAAAAATATTATCAACTTATGATAAGAATTCTATATGGTATAAAAGAGATATACTAGGTAAACGAGTAGCAAGTGAAAGCTTCTTATTTATGCCAATAATAGAAAACGAAAAAAAGTTTTATACTACTACACCAAATATAGGGTATATTTCAACAGGAATAGATTTTGGTGGAAATGGTTCGGCTCACTCATTTGTGACGTCTTCTATACCACGTTCTTATTATGGCATAGATGTATTAAGAAGTGACAGAACTGAAGTAGTAGATGATATACATACAAAATTAAAGCAATTAAAGGAAGCTTTTAAAAAGCACATTTTATTTGTTTTAAATAAATATGGTAAAATAGATATAATATGGGCAGACTGTGCTGAACAAATACTTATTAGTGCATTACAAGAGGTACTTGATGAGTTACATTTGCACATACCAATTAAAGATAGTTTAAAAACACCAATATCAAGCCGTATTTATGCTATTAATATGCTTCTTATGGTTGGTAAATTAAGATTTGTTGAAGGAGATACTCAAACCGTTGTAGAAGCATTGCAAGAAGCCGTACAAGACCCTGAAGCTGATGATGATAGATGGCTAGATGATGGAACAAGTGATATAGATAGTATAGATGGGTTTAATTATGGAGTTGAAAATTGGTATAAACAATTATTAAAATTAATAAATGGAGGGAATTAAAATGTTTAAAGATAAAGAATTGAAAGCAATTAAAATTGTTAATGCTGACACTGGAGAAATATTAGCAATAATTCAAAAAGATAATGATGTGATATGTAAAAACGAATATAATGTCATTTTAGATTATACTAAAGACGATGAAAAAACTATAACTGAAATAGATGGTAAGTTTTATGAATTAGCTTATGTTGAAAAGGAGGTAAAGGCAAATGAATGAAAATAGTGTTGTTATTAAATATTTAAAAAAATTAGGATATAATCCACAAATTGATTACTATTCAAATATTTCATATTGGAAAGAATGGTGGCAGAATAGTGTAAAAAAATTTCATGAATATCATGACCAAAATGGCGATAAAAGGGAAATGTTTAAGCTAGGAATGGCTAAACATGGTTGTGAAGATTGGGCTAGTATTCTTTACACAGAAAAAGATAGTATGACTTGTGATAACGATAAAAACCAAGAATATCTTGATAAACAATTAAGCGATTTAAAATTTGACGAGGTTATCCCTGAAAATATTGAAAATTCTTTTTGGAGCGGTACTTTAGGAACTATTGTAAGAGTTAAAAATGCTATTTTAGAAAATAAGGAATTAAAAGCCGATGAAAAAACAAAAATAAAACTAATAAATGTAACTGCTGATAAAATTATTCCATTAAGAATTGAAGATGGCGAAATTATAGATATTGCATTTGTATCTAAAACAACCAAAGAAAACAAAAATACTTATTATATTGAAATCCACCTTTTAAAAGAAGATGGATATACAATAAAAAACGTATATATTGACGAAGATGGCAACGAAACAAAAAAGGACGGAATTATTCCTGAATATCATACACATTCAAATATACCTTTGTTTTATTTGTTAAGTCCAAAAATTGTTAATAATTTAGAAAATAATAACGGTCTCGGAATTAGTGTTTATGCCAATGCAATAGACCAGTTAATGGGAACTGATATAGCATATCATAATTATGTTATGGACACAGTTTTAGGAGGCAAAAAAGTATTTTATAATAAATCACTTGTTAAATATAATACAAAAACAATAACTGATGAAAATACAGGTGAAACAATTACTCAAGAAATACCAGTTTATCCTGATGATATTACAAAACAACAATTCCAAGTTTTGGAAGGTGATTTAGACAGTGCAAATGAAGATACTTTAATTCACGAGTATAATCCAAACTTAAGAGTTGATGATAATGAAAAAAATATTAACCTTGCACTAAACCTTTTCTCATTTGAAATTGGTTTAGGTAAATCAAGATATAAATTTGAAAATGGTGCTGTTGTAACTGCAACTCAATATATTGGTGAAAATCAAGACTTGGTTTCTAATGCCAAAAAGCATCGTGGTGCATTAAATGATTATACTGTTGGAATTGCTAGGGCAATATTGTTATTAGGTAGAATATTATTTAATGCTGGTACTGATGAAAACGATAAAATAGCATTAACTAATAAAGATGGCTTCTTGGTAGATGACGAAACATTACAAGAACAATATAGGCAAGATTTTCAAGCAGGATTAATGAGTAAAGTTACTTATTTAATGAAAGCAAGAGGAATGACAGAAGAACAAGCCAAAAAAGAAATAGAAATGGCAAACAATGATAATCCGCAATATAAAGATATGTTTGGAAACAAAAACGAAGAATAGTAGGTGATAACCTATGATAACTGAAAATCAAATAGAACAAGTTATTGAAAGATTAATTGATAGAATAGAACAAGCCAATACCACGTTTTTAGAAAGTATTGGTTCTTCTATTAAAAAAATAAGTGAATTAACGCCAAGCCAAGCTCAACAACTGGCACAAATACTTAAATATGGTGGCAAATACGAAGATATAGTTAAACAAATTGCCAAATATACTAATTTAGACATTGCTGATATAGATAATATATTCTATAATTATGCAAAAAATGACCAATTATTCTACGAAAAGTTCTACAAGTATAAAGATATACCTTTTACACCTTTCGAGCAAAATATGGCATTAAAAACGCAAACTATGGCATTGTCTAATATAGTTAAAAATAAAATGTATGATTTTACACGTTCAAATGTGCTTGGTTATACTATAAATGGCAAATTTATGGGGTTAAGAGATGTTTACAATGAATTGCTAGATACTGCATTATTAAATGTAGGGCAAGGTAAAGAAACATTTGACCAAGCTATGAGTGGTATATTAAAACAAGTCGGTGGAAGTGGTTTAAGGACTATAAACTACGCTAGTGGTAGAAGTATGCGATTAGATAGTGCTATTAGAATGGAACTTAAAAGTGATTTGAGGGAATTACATAACGAAAATCAAAAAATTATTGGCGAAGAAATAGGTGCTGATGGTTATGAAATATCTGTTCACTCTAATCCGGCTATTGACCACGAAAAAGTACAAGGTAGACAATTTAGCATAGAAGAATATAAAAAGTTAAATAGTGGGCTTGAGGCAAAAGACTATAAGGGCAACACTTATACTTTAGACCATGACCATAAAAATGGCTATCGTCCTATTAGTGAAATGAATTGTTATCACTACATATTTAGCATTGTGTTAGGTGTTAGTGAACCTGAATATACAGATAAAGAACTTAAAGAAATAATTAAAAAAAATGATGATGGTTTTGAATTTGAAGGACAACACTATACTAATTATGAAGGCACACAAATGCAAAGAAATATTGAACGTGCCGTTAGAGAACAAAAAGATATTCAAATACTTGCCAAAGCAAGTGATAATAAGCCACTTATAGCAAAGTCACAAGAAAATATAAGAATTCTTACAAATAAGTATAAACAATTAAGTGAAATAAGTGGTTTACCTACTAAAGCACAAAGAATGAAAGTTAGTGGATATAAAAAAGTTGCAAAAAGTAAATTGATGTGATATAATATAATTGCATTAGCGAAAACTAATTGCATTTTCGAGTGTTACCATTGTAGGTAGCACATAGAGTAGATAATGCAAGTTGATTTAAACTCAACTGATAGAAAAGGCGTAGGCTTAAACCCTATGGTTCGTATCTTTTATCTATTCTATGTGGTGCTTATAATAGGCACTATTCAATCTCCTGTTTAGATATAGTTTACAGGGGTTGTCTATATCGTTTTTTTGTGTATATGTAGACGCTAACTACATATAGCACTATCTTTTATAGGTAGTGTACTGATGATATAAATAATCGACCTATTTACAATACTTTAGAAAAGAGAATAAGGTCTATCTCGAGAGTGTATCTTGTTTAGAGGTTCTAAAAGTAGGGAGGCTAGCGAGCCTAAAATGTGTAAATATATCATTAGTCCAGTGCTTATAAAATAGGCACTAATGTAAAACCTTTTGAAGCGCCACCACGCTTCTTTTTTTGTATTTTTATATTAAATATTAAAAAAGTATTAAAAAAGTATTGACATATTTTTTATAAAGTGCTAATATGTATATAGAAGGAGGAGAAAATAATGAAAAATGAAAAATTAAGAATGTTTGGCTTCATAGTAATTGCATTATTTATTGGTGCTTTAATTGGGCGTGTAAGTTACGCTAATGATTTAAAAAGAAAGGCTAAAAAACTTGAAAATCAAGTTATATATACTATAACAATTGACAATGAGTTTATTAATTTAAGACCTGAAATTGATTTGGATAGTGATGTAATTAAAAAAGTGTACAAAGGTGAACAATATAAGGCTGTTGAATATCACGAAGGTAATAGTTATAACTGGTATAAAGTTATATATGATGAAGGTCAAACAGGTTGGTTAGCAAGTGGCAAAAAAGAACCATGGGTTATTATTGAGAATAATTAGGAGGAATAAAATATGAGATTGTGGCATTATAAATTAATTCCAGTATTACCAAAAGATATGTTGGTAAGTCAATGGCGTGAGTGCATTGCTATTAAAAGACAATGGGAGAAAGGCACATTGAAACATAGGTTAGTTAGTTATGTTATGAAATACAGTAAAGAATATTTTATGAATTATGTTTCTAAAATTGATACTCAAATGACTATTAGAGGAATAAAACATCAAAATAAATATTATGATGAAATATTAGAGTTTTGTGAAGAAGATTTTGATAATTATGCAAAATATACAAATCCAATTTATTTTGAACACAACAATAGATACCTAAAACAATGTTATTATAACTTACAAGAAAAATATGATAGAGGCATTATTAGTGAAGAAGAATGGCAAAAAATAGAAAATATAATGAAATAATCATATAAAAAAGGCACAACTTGTCTTTTTTTTATTTTAATGATATAATTAAAATCAGTAAGGGTAATGGAAAGGTAATTATTATGGCAAAGGAAATTATTTTAAAGACTATTTTAACAATTGTTGGAATGGTTACAACTGGATTATTTGGTTACTTATCTGGAAAAGCCAAAGAATATAAAAAAACAATAGAAAGCAAAGAAGAAAATGAAAAAGTTCAAAATATGGCTTTGTTAATGCTATTACAAAGCAATTTAACAAATACTTTCTTTGTTTATAGTGAGATAGGGCAAATACCTGATTACATTTATAAAGGCTGGTTAAATTTATTAAAAATATATGAAAAACTTGGTGGAGATGATTACATTCATAAACTTGCCAAAAAAATAGAAACATGGAAAGTTATAAAAACTGACATATTAAAAAAATAAGGTGAAAAAATGAGTAGTGGAATTTTACAACTTGGTAATATTTTAGGGTGTATATTACAGCCAATATATTTATGCTTATTTATTATTTTTACCAAAAAATTAAGTAAAAAAAGAATGATTTTTATTATTTTAACAATAATGCAATATTTTATAATCCAAAACATAGCAAAATTTGATTTAAACATTAATGCTGACTTACTTTTTATTATTTTATTTTACTTAAATATAAAAGTTTTGTATGGTAAAAAAGGAAGAATAACAGATTTAATAACATATATAATATCATTTTTGCTGATGGGAATAGTAAATATGATATGTATTTTACTATTTGGAATTAAAATAATTACTATTATCATTGCTAATATTGTTTTAATTTTATTTATAATATTTATTAAAGAAAAACTTAATAACATAGAAAAATTTTACAATAAATTTTGGAATAAACATGATTTTAAATTTATAAAAAGTGTCACTATACGAGGCTTTAGTGCGACATTAACTATCATAACTTTTGTAATACTTCATTTTTGGATAACTTATGGAGTATTTATAGGAAGGAGGTAGTTATAATGTTTAACACTATGTGGGGTCTTTGCGACAGCGTTGAAGGAGAATAATTTATGAAAGATAAACTCAAGCGTATTTTATTTGAAAAATCAAATAATATATTTATATTGATTGCCAATGTTGTGATTAATATAACTTGGGTTTTTCTTTTGGGATTATTTATCAATAAATCTTTAATAAATACATTAGTGATTATCGTGGTTTGGTCTTTATCATTGATAATGGGTAAGGCTAAACACTATAAATCACCGTTAAAATGTTTTTTGATGCAAGTTCTATTTTTTAGTTCTCTATTTCTTTCAACATATATAAATATTTATGTTGCTTGTGTTTTTACAGTATATACAAAATTTTTGTTAAGTGGAAATGCAGATATTGAAGATGAAGAAGCTGAAATTGAAATAAGTCCAAGTTTTAAAGATTTGGTATTGTGGAAACCACAAAACGAAAGCGTGCATCAGCCTTTAATTGATTATTTAAAATATAATGCCATTACTGATGAATACCTAGAAGCCGAAAGATTATTAAAAGAAAAAGTTGATACCAAAACTTATTTAATATATAAAAGAAGATTTATAGACGGATATTCTTATGAAAGAATAGCAGAAGAATTTAATATGCCAAATCCTAGAATAAAGGAATGCCTAGATAAATGTTATTATTTTTTAATAGGAAGATTAAATATTTAAAAAAATATCATGGTCGTACTGACTATGTTTTTTTATTTGTAATAAAATATGTATAAAGGAGGTAAAAAAATGACATTTAGTAATAAAACACACTTGTTATATAATCTCCTTTTATTTATTTAAGGAGATGAAATAAATGTATAATAATCCCTATATTAACCCATATAATCAACAAGCAAATATTGATAGATTAAATGAGCAAATAAATAATTTGGAAAGAATGAAAGCACAAATGCAACAACCACAACCACAACCTACTAATCTAACGCAAAACTTTCAATTAGCCCCAACAAGTAGAGATGTAATAAGATACGCAACATCGCTTGAAGAAGTGCAAAGAGATATGGTTATAGGTGATACACCATATTTTAGTAAAGATATGTCTGTTGTATGGATAAAAAACTTAAAAGGTGAAATTAAAACCTATGAATTAAATGAAATAATACCAAAAGACGAAAAAGACATTCAAATAGAATATTTAAAGGGTCAAATTGAAGAATTAAAGAAAGAGATGAAACAAAATGAATGGGATAATACAAATGCTATTACAAAACAAAATGCAACAAATACCACAGAATATGATGAGCCAGTTGGAGAAACAATTAAAGATGAGAAATCCTCAAGCTTTTCAAAAATATCAGGAAGCAAGAAAAAATAACAATCCACAAGATTTGTTAAATGAAACAATAAACAACTTTACCCCACAACAAAGACAAAATTGGGATAATATGATGTCTATGTTTAATAAACAAAAATAAGGTTAGTAGCCTTATGCGAGAATATATGCTAGTTATGTATTCTCACATAAGTTTACTAGCGACCGATAGAAAGGAGAATAAAAATGAATGGAAATTCAGGAATAGTTCCTACTGTTGACCTAGCAACTAACAACAACGCCGGTTATGCTTATCCAATTTATCCTATGATGGGTGGATTTGGTAATGGTGGATTTGGTGGCTATGGCTCTGACTTCATTTGGGTAATCTTATTATTAGCATTATTCGGTGGTTGGGGAAACAATGGTAATGGTGGTTTCTTTGGTGGAAATAGTTTCGATAATGGATTTGCTTGGTTGTCTAATGGTCAAAAAGATATTATGAATAACACTAACAATGGATTTGACACATTACATTTATCTAACCAATTAGAAGGCAATAGAGATGCTATAAATGGTTTATCTAATCAGTTGTGCAATAGTACAGCAGATATAACTTCAGCAGTTTCTAATGGCTTCTATGGTTTAAATACTTCGTTATTGAACTGTTGCTGTGAAAATCGTCTTGCAACTCAAGACTTAAAAGCAACTGTTATTAGTGAAAACTGTGCTGATAGAGAAGCATTAAGTAATGGCATAAGAGATATTATTGCTAACCAAACTGCTAATGTTCAAAGAGTTCTTGACCAATTATGCCAAGATAAGATTGATGCTAAAAACGATAAGATTGTAGACCTTCAAAGAGAAATCTTAATGAAAGATTTACAAGCAAGTCAATTAGCACAAACTGCTCAATTAAGACAAGGACAAATTGAAGAAGTAGATGCTTTATACAATAGATTAAGCAACTGCCCAGTACCATCAACACCAGTTTATGGTAGAACACCAATATTCACTTGCAACAACAATGGATGTGGTTGTGGATATGGTACATCAAGTCAATTTATTTAATAGCATATAGTCGATTACGACACGCTCGATTACGAGAACTTGCTAACGAAATTCCCTTTAATGGGAAAACGAGAGATAGGCATAGTTCTATCTCTTTTATTTATGAAAGGAGAAAGATAAAATATGATAGAAACAATTATAAATGAACCATTAGTATTGCCAAGTAACGCCAGTCCAGTAACTTTTGATGAAACTACTATTAGGACTAGATGTGCTTCTTGCTGTGGTTGGCTAGATTATTCAAATGGTAATCCTAATTTTAAAATATTTGGAAATGGGTATACAGGTTATTATGATGTAGAATTTAGTGCTTCTGTAAGTACAGCAACAGCAGGAGTTGTGGCAATAGGTTTATTTCAAGATGGCGTATTAATACCTGATACAGTTAGAGCCGTAACAATTGATGCAGCCGATGATTATGAAACTGTTTCATTTGATAAGAAATTAAGAGTATGCCCTAGAGGAACTACTAATATAAGTGTTCAAAGTGTGCCAAGTGTACCAACACCAACTGACCCTACAACACCAATAGCAACTACACAAGCAATTATTACTAATGCCACATTTAGCATTAGCCGAGCAAACTAAATGAATAATAAATTAGATATAACAAGTTTGTTTTTACAAGCATTAAGTTTACAAATATTATTTCAAGATTATAATAACAGAGATTTAATGCAAGAATTACAAACACAAGATGAAAAATATTTAAAACAAATACTTAAAAACCAAGAAAAAATATTAAACCTTTTAAGAAAGGAGTGAAAGTTAATGGAAGATAGAGTAATTGAAAAAGCTAATGAAAAAATTAAAAATATACTTGATGAAGATATAAATGTTAATAATTTAGAACTTTTATATAAATTAAGTAAAATAAAACACATGGCAAAGGAGGATAAAAATATGAATTACGGAAATTACGGAAACTATGGGGCAAGACGACCTGGATATGATAGTTACGGAAGATATTATGGAGAATATGGAAACTATGGCGAAGGTTCTTATGGCAGACGTGGATATGATATGAAATATCGTGGCGATGAACATTTAGACAGAATATCTGGCGAATATGGAAGATATATGGAAAATCGCCAAAGATATGGTGCTAGTCCTGAAACAGATAAATCATTTGAATATATGGTTAAATCATTAGAAGATTTTGTTAAATATTTACACGAAGAAGCAGAAACACCACAAAATCATCAAATGTTAAATGAAGCATTACAAAGAAGTATGAGATAATGTATCGATATTATAATGCTAACGCATTAAATAGATATGAAGATGACTGCGTAATTAGAGCAATTTCGTGTGCTACTAATAAATCATGGGATTATGTATATGATTATTTAAGTGATATTGCACAATATGAAGGTACATTACTTGATAAAAGGGAATTTGTTACAAACTACCTAGATAGAACATATCAAAGGTTAGAAGGAATTAATGGAAGTGTAGGGTATGTATCTGGCTTATTCCCAAATAATACTTTATTGATAACAATGAGAGGCCATATAGTATGTTCTAAAAATGGAGTAATATATGATACTTTTGATTGTCGAGATAGAGAAGTTGAGTATGTATGGATAGTTAATTAAGGTGTATTTTACACCTTTTTATTTTTATGATATAATTACTCTGGGTGATAAAATGAAGATAGCGATGTATTATACTCGACCATTTGAAACTGGTGGAGTAGAAAAAACAATGTATGCTCGTGGTAAATATTTAAAGAAGCAGGGTCATGAAATAACATTTGTTTATGCAAGCAACGATAGTCCTTTGGATATGCTTGAAAAATGGGCTACTATTGGTAATGTAAGACATCTTGATGTATGCAAAGATGAAGTATTTGACTGGGTTATATATGATGCGGTTTATAATTTAAAGAAAGTAAAAGCAAGAAAAAATAATTACATACAAGTAATAAATGGATGTTTAATAGATAGTAATGAAAACTATGAAGAAACTATACCATTTAAAAAATATGTGGCAGTATCAGAAGAAGCAAGTAAACAGTTCAAAGAACGAAAAGGTAAAGACTGCGTTGTTATACCAAATATAATTGATGCAGAAGAAATAAGAGAACTTGCAAAAGAAAAAGTTGATATACCAAAGAAAAAACATAATTTCTTAATTGTTAGTAGAATTGACCCTCAAAAAGGTTATCCTAGATTAAAAGGCGTACTTGACAAATGTGAAAGTAAGTATGGCAAAGACTACCAATTTGTTGTAATTGGAAGTAATATTTTATATCCAGGATATGGCAACCAATTAAAACAAGAATTAAAAGATTATAATATTATATGGTTAGGAAAACAAGATAATCCGTATAAATATATGAAGTGGGCTGATAGCTTATGGCAATTATCAGATTATGAAAGCCAATGTATGGTAATGTATGAAAGTTTAATATTAGGAACACCTTGTGTGTGTACTGATTTTCCAAATGCAATAAAAGAATTGACTAATGGTAAAGGATATGTAGTAAAGAAAGATTTATCTAATTTAGATTTAGATGCAATAGAAAACTTGAAAAAAGGATTTAAGTATGAGTATCCTGATTATGCAAAAGAATGGTTAAACGTAATAGAGCCAGTAACAAAACATGATTACAAATTTAGTATTATAATTCCAAACTATAATAATGCTAGATGGCTAGAAAAGTGCTTGGGTAGCGTTTTAAAACAAACATATACAAATTATGAAATTATATTTATTGATGATATGAGTGAAGATAATTCTTTAGAAATAGCAAATAGAATGCTAAAAGGACACAAAGTATTAAAAGTACCATTTAAAAAATATAATGGTGGAACAAGAAATATAGGTATAATGGAAGCCACAGGAGATTATATAGTATGCATTGATAGTGATGATTGGTTAAAACACGAAAACGTATTAAAAGATATAAATGATAATTTAGAAGATGAAGATATAATGTTTTTAGGATTTGAATTAGGAAGCAACGGCGTTGAGGGATTATATCCGTTTAGACCAAACTTTGAAAATATGTATCAAGCGTTCACCGATAACGTATGTGCAATATGGACAAAAGTAGTTAAAACAGAACTAATGAAAGATACTCTATTCCCAGAAAGTACGCTTGCCGAAGATAGAGTACAACATTATAGGTTATGTGAAAAGGCAAAAAGTTTTACTTGTTTGAACGAGTCAACTCACGTATGGAACAGAAGTAATACCACAAGCGTAACAACAAAACGTGAAGCAATGTGGGAAATGAGCATTTATAAACATTTAGGAGAAATGTATTATTTCATCAAAACAACAAAGAATGAGCAATACAAAGAATATGTACAAAAGAAGTTTAATCAACAATGGGACGAATTAAAGGATTGGAGGTATAGACAAATATAATGGCAACATCATATGCAGTTTATAAAACAGAAATAACAAATTATTTAAAAAGAAACTTTGATAGAAACGCAAAGGTACTAGACGTTGGTGCAGGAGAAGGAACTTACTACAACTATATGCATGATTATTTTAATAATATAGAAGCAGTAGAAGTATTTAAACCAAACATTGATAACTTTAATCTAGAAAGTAAATATAATAAAGTTTATAATGTCAATATAAAGGACTTTAAATACGACTATTATGACATTATTATATTTGGCGATGTAGTAGAGCATCTGGAAGCAAATGAAGCACAAGAAGTCTTAAAATATGCTTTAAATAGGTGTAAAGAAATGATAGTGGCAGTACCTTATTTAAACCCACAAGGAATAGAAGAAGATAATGTATATGAAATACACAAACAAGACGATTTAACAGATGAACTAATGAAACAAAGGTATCCATATTTAAAAAACGTATATAAGGACCAAAACTATGGTTATTATATAAAGGAGGAAAATTATGAAAAATTATTTAGTAAAAGCATTAATTAATTTTAGCGATACTACTGAAAAGGACGAAGATGGTAAAGATTTGTTAAGACAAGCAAATATAAGTATTTGGTATTGTGATAAAGAAAGATATGAATTTTTAAAAAGTAAAAATGCCGTTATGTTAATGGGTATTGATAAAATAGAAGAACTTTAAAAGTGAAAGGAGAATAATTATGGAAGATGGTGTTTGGAGAACAGTCGGTGGTAGAAGAATATTTATTAAAAATGGTGAAGATTTAGAAACTGCTATGAAAAATAGTGGAAAATTTAAAAAAGAAGAAATAAAAAACAAAGATGATGATAAAAAAGAAACAAATAAAAATATTATTGATAAAAATACTGAAGAATTTAGTAAAAAAATAATGGAGCAAGACAAAGAAAGTGCAATTGTTTTTGATGACAATGGCAAAGAAATAATTTTTAAAGATGGCGAACAACATAAGGTAGAATTTAGAGGTAAAGAACTAGAACAATTAAAAGATATGAATTTTACACATAATCACCCAACTACATCAGATTATGATAGTACATTTTCAAAAGAAGATTTAATGTTTGCTTATGATAATGACTTAAAATCCATGACAACAATAAATCAAAAAGGAGATATTATAAAATTAGAAAGAGATAAAAGTATAAAATACGATGATGAACATAAACCAGGATTTCTTGCAGCAGATTATCAAAGAAAAAAAGAAGAATTTGCAAAAGGACGTTCAGTTGGAGAATTAGATGATGCAGCGAAAAATATTGACAATTGGTTAAGAGAAAATTCTGAAAAATATGGATATAAATACGAAAGAAAAGTAAAAACCGAAAATAATAAAATTGAAAAAAGCAATAATAAAACTGTTTCAAAAAAATCTAATTATACTAATGAAGAATTATACAACATGAATAGTAGGCAATTAGCAACATTATTAGTAGAAAATCAAATTGAAAGAGGAATTATAAAACCTGAAAGCAAAGAAAAACAAATTCAAGCAAGATTAACTGGTTCTCTAAAAATGAGTAAAAAAAATCTATATGAATATGTTAAAAAATATTTATAAAATAGTGCAATTTGGCACTTTTTTTATTTTGTGATATAATGTAATTAGAGTTCGAGAGAACTTTGTTCGTAAGTAGTGCGATAAACTACAAAATATATTTAATTCACACGTGGACGAGACCACGAAAAAAAGCGAAGGAGGAGAATGTATGCGTGAATTTTTGAAAGGATTAGACCTTGATACTGAGCTAATAAATACTATTATGGCTGAATATGGAAAAAATTTTACTGAGCTTAAAGAGGAAAGAGACAAACTTAAAGATGAAAATAAAACATTAAAAGACCAAATAGAGGAAAGTAAAAAAGTTGATATTGAAGCGATAAAAAAAGAACAATTTGAATTAGGAAAAGCAGAAGGTAATAAGGAAATAGAAACTTTCAAAAAGTCTAATGCTTTAAAAGAAGCTTTACAAAGCACTAAAGCAAAAGACATTGATTTATTATCAAAACTTATTGCTGATGATAAAATCAGTTATGAGGAAAAAGATGGTAAATATGAAATTAGTGGTTTAGATGAGCAAATCGCCGAAATAAAAAAATCACATGATTATTTATTTGAAGCAGAAAAGCGTAAAGAAGAACCACAACAAAGAATTGATGTAGGTGAAGGACATGAAGCAGAGCCTACAAACCAACCATCATCATTACTTGATGCGTTGCATGAAAAATATAATAATTAAAGGAGAGATGATTTATGGCTATAACATTAGCTGAAGCAAAAGTAGGTATGGCTGATAAAGTCGACCAAAAAGTTGTTGATACTTTTAGACGTTCAAGTTTATTACTTGATAAATTAGTATTCGATAACGCAATTTCACCAGGAACTGGTGGTTCTACATTAACTTATGGTTATGTACAATTAAAAACACCTTCAACAGCCGCAATAAGAACAATTAATAGTGAATATTCTGCTGGTGAAGCAAAAAGAGAAGAAAAGACAACTAAAGCAGTTATCATGGGTGGTAAATTCCAAATTGACCGTGTTCTTATAGGAACAGCTGGAGCAGTTGACGAATTAGCATTCCAAACTGAACAAAAAATTAAAGCTACTGCAAATGAATTCCACAATTTAGTAATTAATGGTAATTCATCTGTTGAAAGCACTGAATTTGATGGATTAAATAAACTATTAACTGGTGCTGAAACTGAAATCACATCACAAGTAGATGTTTCTACAAGTGAAAAAATGGACGCAGGTTATAATGCTTTACTTGATGAAGTTGACGCATTCTTATCAGCATTAGATGGTAAACCAACAATGTTATTAATGAATGAAAAAATGTTGACTAAAATGAGAAGTGCCGCAAGACGTGCTGGATATTATTCAAGAAGTAGAGATGAATTCGGTAGAACAGTTGAAGCTTACAATGATATTCCAATGATGGACGCAGGAAAATACTATAATGGCGTTAGCACAATTGATGTTGTTCCAGTTACAAATGGAAAAACTGATATTTATGCCGTTACAATAGGATTAGACGCATTCCATGGTATATCTCCAACAGGTTCAAAAGTAATTAACTCATTTATGCCTGATTTAAATGCTCCAGGAGCAGTTAAAGATGGTGAAGTTGAATTAGTTGCAGGTGTAGCATTAAAGAATACAAATAAAGCTGGCGTTTTAAGAGGAATTCAAATTGGTGCATCAACACCATCAATGTAATTAAAGGAGGGCGTTTATGGAGTTTAGTGGACAATATCTAACTTATAGAGAATATACTGCGTTAGGTGGAACACTTGCCGAAACGCCTTTTAATCTATTAGAATTTGAAGCAAGAAAAGAAATTGATAATAGAACCTATGGTAGATTAAAAACAATTATAAACCAAAGACAAGAAGTAAAATTATGTGATAATAATCTAATAAGTTTATTAAAAGGATATGCAGAAAATAACGCAAGAGATAAAGGTAAATTAAGTGAAAATACCGATGGTTACTCTGTAACTTATGCTGGTGTTAGTGCCGAACTTACAAAGACGCAAAAATCTGAAGTAAAGCGTATTATTGAAACATATCTTGGCGAATGTAAATTAGAAAATGGCACACCTTACTTGTATAGAGGATAATATGATTTGTAATTCAAGTTTAACTACTTATCATAAAGGTTTTGATGAAAATACTAGGCTGGAAAAATGGACTAGACATAATTATTCAAATGTGTGGTTCTTTGGTGGAAAAGGTGCTGGAATAAATAAAGGCTATGATGATGCAAATGACGTTGAAGTACGCATACCTTATGACCAAAACAGTGGTTTGAATATAGAAGATTTCGCAATCGGTGATATTCTTGTTCAAGGCACACTTGAAACTGATATAACAACACAACAAGATTTATCTAATTATCTTATTTACAATATAAGAAGCATTAATAATAATGATTTTGGTAATAATCAACATATACATTTAGGGGGCAAGTAATATGCCTGTCAAAATAAAAATGCCTAGCGCAATTAAAGCTAAACTTGGCATTGACCCCAATGGGCGAGTACAACGCTTTGTTACAAATACATTCTATAAACATATGGATAAATATGTTCCTAAAAACGAAGGTAATTTGCGAACTGTGGTTGATATTCAACCAACTAGTATAACCTACGAAATGCCTTATGCCGCTTATCAATATTATGGTATAAGACAAGATGGAACACATAGAGTTCAAAAATATACTACCGTAGGAACTGGTCCTTATTGGGACAAACGAATGGTAAGTGGTGAAATAGATGATATTGTAAAAGAAGTTCAAAACTTTGTAAATCGTGGAGGTAAATAATGGCAGTTACGGATTATAGAATATCAAAAGCAAGAGAATATCTATTTGAAATTATAAATACTCTTACTACAAATAGAAATTATCAAATTAGTGCTGATTTTTTAGGTAATGTAGGTGATTTTTCACTAGATAAAATACCAACCGCAAGTAGTGTTGAACCATATATAACTGGCGGTGGTTTATATAAAGATGTTTATTCATTTAGAAGCCGTAAATTTTATTCACAAGACACTATTAACAATTTGGAAAACATAGGGTTCTTTGAAGATTTTGCAGATATAATCAATTCTAATAATGACGAAGGCGTTTTGCCTGATATTGAAGGTATAGTGAGTATTGAATGTTTGAATTGTGGAACATTGAATTCAGTAGATGGAACAGAAGCAACATTCGATATTCAAATACAAATTATTTATGAGAAAGATGGAAGTCATAAGATTATCCCATCTTTATAGATAAAGGAGGAATTAAAATATGCCACAATTAGTTAAAAGAAAAGATATAGTGTTATATTTAAATACTACTCCAAAAGCAATTAATGAGACTTGGGGTTTATATGGTAGAAAAACAACAAGTTCAACTTATTCATATAATCCATCAACAACAAGTGAAACTTATATTGTAGATGATAATGCAACAGTTACATTAGATAGTTACAATGTAAGTGTTGATGGTAATATGAAATGTTATTTTGGGGATACTTTATATGATTACATCAATGGTTTAAGATATAATTTAGCAACTGGTAATGATGCCGTTACAAAAGCATTATTAATTGACAAATATGACAAAACTGGAGATGCGTTTAAAGCACAAGTATTTGAAGCAACAATATCAATTGAAAGTTATGGCGGAGATGGTGGAGAAACACCAACGATTACATTTAATATTGGATTAAATGGAACACCAACTAATGGAACAGTTACGTTTGTAGGAGAAACACCTACGTTTTCACCAAATACGTCACTATAAACCTTATAAAGGGGTTGAGGGCTTAACCCTCAATCCTATTTTTTATTTTTGAAATAATGTGATATAATATAGGTGTATGTTAGGAGGAAAATATGGAAAAGTTAATTTTAGACCATAATAAAAATGATTATTATATATTGGAAGTTAATGATAAGGGTGACACAATAGAATTTGATTTAACTGATATGAGGTTGCCTAAAAAAATAATGGACGCAAGTGATAAAATGTTAAAGTTGCATCAAGAATATCAAACCAAAAGAAAAGAATTGGAAAATAACAAAGACATATTAAAAAGAGCAGAAGGTATAATTGAATTAGATGAACAAAATGCAAAAGAAATGAGAAAAACTTTGGATAGCTTTTTAGGAGAAGGGGCTTGTCAAAAGATATTTGGTGATAAAGAACAATTTGGGCAATATATTGCACTTATAAACGCATTAAAACCACATTTTGAAAAAATAAAAATCAAGGGCGATAAAGCTAAACAAAAGTTAGCAAATAAATATATGCAAATAGATAAAGAAGTGATATAAATGTATCCTACTAAAATGGAAATAAATGGTAAGATATACAATATTAATACCGATTATAGAGTTGCGCTTGCTTGTTTTAGAGCAATCCAAGATGATGAAATAACGGAGTTAGAAAAATATTATGCTTTAGAAACACTTATATTTGGAAAAGATGTTTGCTTTAATATGGAAGAAAAGCCAATTGTTATAGAAAAAATCATAAAATATTTAAGATGTGGCAGAGAAGAAAATACGCCTACGGAAGAAATAGACTATGATTATTTACAAGATGAAATAGACACTAGGACGAGCATAAGACAATGTTATCATATTAATCTTAATGAAATGAAATATTTACATTGGTATGAATATAATGAATTAATAAGTGGGTTGACAGAAGATAGTTTAATAAGTCAAATAAGAGAGATTAGGAATAAAGACCCGCAAGAAATTCAAGATGAAAAAGAAAGAACAAAACTTATTGAATTACAAAAAAGAATAGCAATAAAGAAAAAGCACAAAAAAACGGAACAAGAAAAAGAACTTGATGAGTTTTGGGATAAAATTATAGGAGGTGAAAATAATGACTAAAGATGCAGATGGAAAAATAACATTTGATACCGAGATAAACACAAAAACATTTGATGAGCAAATTAGTTATTTAGAAGAAAAAATAAATGATTTGATAAACGATTATAATACAATGGCAGAAAAAAAAGGATTTAATGAACAAAGTAATCAAGCAATGCAATTAAGAAAAAACATAGAACAAGTATCAAATCAAATTATTAGTTTAAGAAAACAGCAAACCAAACTAGAAGAAACAAGCAATAAAAGTTGGAAAAAAATGGCTAATAGTTTGAAAAAGTTTGCTTTAAGAATGGTAGGCATTGCTTCTGTTTATGGAATAGTTAGTAAAGCTAGTAGCACTTATTTAAATGAAAATGAAGAAGTTGCTAATAAATTAAAAAGTATATGGTCTTTGTTAGGAGATGTTTTAGGTCCAGTAATTAATGGTGTTGCCGATTTAATATTAAAAGGCGTTGGATATCTTAATGAATTCATAAAAGCATTAACTGGAGTTGACAAAATTGCCGAACACAATGCTAAAGCATTACAAAAACAAGCAAAAGCACAAAAACAACTAAATATTGAAACTTATGATTTTGATGTTATAAGGAAACAATCTGGTGCTTTAAAAACATCTAGTTATAATGGAATAATTGATATTCCTGAATTAGACCAAGGCATTATTAATAAATTAAAAAAACTTGCCGCTGTTTTAAAAGATAATAAAGATTTAATAAAAGATGTTGGTATTGTATTAGGCGTTACATTTGGTGCTGTTGCCATTGCTAAAATATTGTCAGGAATTAGTACATTAATGGGTAGTTCACAGCTTTTAACAGGATTAAATGGATTGGCTACTATTTTGGCAATTATTGGTACAGTTTGGGTAGCAACAATTGCAGTAAAAGGTTTAGCCGAAGCATTAAAACAAGCTAAAGAATTAAAAGCATTGCGTGATGATTTAGAAGATAGAGCTCAAAAGCAATCGAAAAAAAATATTGAAGAAACCACAAAAATAGTTGAAGATTATTTAAGTGGAAATAAAAATATGACTTATGATGAAATGGTATCTTTCCTTAATAATATGATAGAAGTTTCTGAAAGAGCTATAGAAGGTGCTAGTGCAGATTTTGCTCTTATACAACAAAGAGAAATTGAAGCCTATAATAAATTATTGAAAAGAGTTTATAAAGACGTTGGAGTACCTGATTATGTTATAAATGCTCAAACTCAACCAGAAAGCACAATAGCTGGTACAACAAATTATGCCAAAACTATTGCTGATTTAGAATATAGTAGACATGTACCATTTACTAATTATGCCGATAATTACTCAAATGCTGTAAATGTTTATTTGGACGGTAGATTAATACAAAGACAAATTTCTGGAGTTCAAAATAATATTAATTTTGCAACTAATAAATAAAGAGGTGATAAAATGTTTTTAAATAAAGATAGTGTAATAATAAATGGGATTTCAATAGGACAATATGCAACTCAAATATCTTATGGATTTTATGATACATGGGGAGAAGATGCAGGTTTTAACACATTAAGTGGAAAATTTGTAGGAACATTTAAAGGAACTTATCCAAAAATAACAATAACTTTTGGGAAACTGTCACCAGAAGTAATAACAACATTGACAAATGCAATATTTAGAACGGTAACTCAAACTATTACTTATGATGACCCTAGTGGTGTTCAAAAAACAATCACAACTCATAAAGGAGATTTGAATTTGGATTTTTATAAAATAAATAAAAGCAACGGTTTTAAATATAGTTTTGTAGGGAATGATAAATTGTAATGAGAACACATACACAAGATTTTAAAAATAAAATTAAAGATATAAGAGAAACCGAAGCTATTATTACTTATAATGATAATGGAAACACCATAACTTTAAACGGCGACAATATAAAAAGATTAAAGTATTCCGTTAATGGTGACATTTTAAAATCAATAATGAAACAATTAGAAATCAAAATTGATAGGAAAATATCTAAAGACACTATTTTAAATTTAAATTTTGGTGCTAAAATAAATAATAACTATGAATATTTAAATTATGGCAATTTTATTGTTTATGAAGTAGAAGAAGAAAAAGAAACCGGATATTTTAATTTATTGTGTTATGATAAAATGTTATATTCTATGAAAGAATATGAGAGTTTAGGTGTTGAGTATCCAATAAGCATTAAAGATTATATAAATGCTATATGTAGCCGATTAGGGCTAACTTTTAAAGATAAGAATAATGTTTTTGCTAATTATAATAAAACAATACCTAGTGAATTATACTTATCTTCTGAAGGGAAATCTTATGGCTATACATATAGAGATGTATTAGATGAATTAGCACAAGTTACAGCTAGTGCAATTTGTATAAATGAAAATGACGAATTAGAAATAAGATATTTTAATGACACTACAATAAGTGAAATTGAAATAGAAGGTAAAAATATATACATTGCTTATAATGATGGTGATAGTGCTGAAATACAAGTGTTAGGCGATACATACCAACAAACATATAGTGGAAAGAATTTATTTGATAATAATACAGCCACGACAACAGTAAATGGCGTAACTCTTACAAATAATGGAGATGGAACATATACATTAAACGGACAAGCAACGAGTGGTATTAGTATAGATTTTTTTCCTATAAATACAATACCAAGTGGAACATATAAAGTAGTAGGTTGTCCTGCAGGTGGTAGTGACAATACATATTATTTAGCAACAAGATTTGATGGTGTATGGGGTAATAGAGATACAGGTAATGGTGCAACAATAACATTTACAACATTTGGTAAATTATCGTTATCAATAGCACAAGGTGTTAGATTTACAAATGCACTTTTAAAACCAATGATAACATCTGATTTAACAGCAACATATAATGATTATGAACCTTATGTTGGTGGACAACCAAGTCCAAATCCTAGTTACCCACAGAGTGTTGAAACAGTAACAGGTAGACAAGAAGTAATAGTATGTGGAAAGAATTTATTTGATAAAGACAATGCAAACATTATAAATGGTTCTTTTAGTGCTAGTGATAGTATTACAGTAAACAATAATGTAAGAAGTATATATATTCCTATACAACCAAATACAACATATACCATATCAAAACAAATTACATCTAATAGATTTAGAGCAGGAACAACTGATGTATTACCTGCAAGTGGAGTACAAGTTAAAAATGTAAGTACTAATGATAGTGGGAAAACACTAACTGTCACTAGTGATAGCAATTCGAAATATTTAATAGTTTATTTTTGGATAAATGGAGATACATCAACCGAACAACAAATATTAAATGGTATTCAAATTGAAAAAGGCTCTAGTAAAACCGAATATCAAGCATATCAAGGTAACACTTATGAGATTAATTTAGGTAAGAATTTGTTAAGCATTGATAGTATAAGTAGTCAAACATTTGGAGATTTTACAATAACTAACAATGGCGATGGAACATTTACATTTAATGGAACAACATCTGACACGGTTTCTATAAAAATAAGTGATGATATGTATGACTTACCTTCTGATGCAATAACATTTAGTAGAAATTACACAGGTACACAAACAGGAGGCACATTTACTACAATATTGTATGGAAAAAATCAAGGTGAGAACGCAGTAACTTTATTTAGTACAACGGCTGACCCTTATGTTGCAAGAAATTTGGCACGATATGATTATTATTATATGTGGATTTATATACCAAGTGGAAGAACATTTACAAATTATGTTTTTAGACCACAAATAGAAAGAGGCTCAACAGCCAGTAGTTATGCTCCATATTTTACACCAATAGAATTATGTAAAATAGATACTTATCAAGATAAAATTGATAAAAGTACAGGTAAGAACTTATTTGATAAAGACACAATTTCAATAGCAAAACAAGTAAATATTAACACAATC